AAATGCTTCAATGTATTCTCTGATACGGTAGTTGTCTGGAATCATTTGGTTGTCATTACCATCATATGCTGTAGCATAGAATATAAGATGTACAACACCATTTCTAAAGTTGGTAACAAATTTGTTACCTCTTACATCAAATGAATCATATCCTGCAGATCCAGGAGTGAATTCATGTAATGGTGCAGGAGCACTCACAAACTCCCAAGCGTCTGTATAGCTAACATCACAATTACCTCTTGCAGATATTGTTCCTGGTTTCAACAAATATGATCTTTGAAAAGATCTTGTCATTTGCTGATTTGTTTTGAACACAGCTTGAATAAGTTCAGGCATACATGTTCCATCACAACCAGGGTTTGTACAGTTTAAGTTAGTACAAGGTTGACCTCCAGAAATAACAGGACTAACCTGAATAGTGGTTTGGTCAACAGCTTGAGAATAAAAAGAGTTTGGTGTTTGGTAAGGATCCTGAGGAATCTCTGTACACATCCACGCTTCTCTTGCAGCAAAGAAGTTGTCTGGAAGCCTAGCTTCAAAGTCTTCAATGTACAAGATTTGTTCGCTAATTACATAAGTTGCTCTTCCTAACTTTCTAAGACATTTGTCTAGATAGGTAGGGAACATCAAGTCATCCACTGCTCCTGTATCAAAGTAGGATTTAAGCTCCTCCTTAACAGTAGAGTAGACTGGTTCAGGGCTGATAAAATTATACTTATAGTAATTTGACATCTATATTATTTTTTCCATTCACGATAAATATGTTGATATTTCTCGTTGGTTTTTATGTAGTGAGATAGAAGTCTGGAGGTAGTTCTTGATGGTTTGAAGTACCAAAGATCTGTATGTTTGAGTCTAGCTGTTTCTTTAAACCAAACCCATCCAAAGAAGTAACCTTCTGTATGATAGTTGAAGTTGTAAATAACTTTTCCTTTCTCTTTGGTTCTTTGCCAGTCTATAGGAAGATTAACAAATTCTTTTCCATCAACACCTTTCATCTTTCTTCTCTTCTTCTTGTTGATAGAAAATTCACCAAATCCAAAAGGGAGCTTTGCTCGCTCTCCAGTTTCTAATATGTAATTTTTGAAAGACTCGTTGAATGTATAAACAATGTTTTTCCACTCATCGAATGATATCTTTATCTCAGGATGTTTCTTACAGAAGTTGTTGTAGTTTTCTCTACTTGAACTTCTCCAGTCTATTTTTACTCTCATTAGCTAGTTGGTTTAGCATTTGGTGCTTGACCATCTATACCATCCTGAGTCATGTCTGTTTTAATTCTGAAATAAGTTGCTAACAATTTTTGTGAAGTAAGTTCTAGAACTTGCTTCTCTAAGTACCCAGGAACAGCATATGGTTTATCCAATGGATTCTTGCACCATTCTTCGTTTGTATATTCTTTTCCACAATCACATTCTGGAAACATAATTTCATTAGGAACTTCCTCCTCAAACAATGCAGAAATTCTCACTGTTTGAAGGAGTGGATTGCTAACGTATAGGTATCCATTCATTATCCAGTAGTAAGTTTCTCTTTTTATAATTGGAAGCTTAATCAAGTTAACATATCTGTTCACTGTGATTTCTTTAAACTTAGTTCCTCTTCCACTCAAAGCATTGATAGAATATACACCTTGAATGATGTATTGATAGTTACCTTCTGCTATACGAGGAAGTTTATATTTGCTCCTTGAGACAGTACAAGGATCAGCAAAGTCACAACATTCGGAAATAGGAACTTGCACCATCTCTAAACAAGGAATGGTGGTAAACAAAGTATCAGTAGCCCAAAGCTTCCTGAGGTTTGTTTCTCTTTTGATTAGTAAAAGAGAATTATTCTTAACTTCAGATGCAATAGCTCTATCAGTGATAAGGCTGTCTGTTGACAGCAACTTATGCATTGAGCGTACATCTGAAACTAATTTTCTTAATGTTGACATTATAAATATTGTTTGAATATGTTTGTCATTCCGTTATCTTCTTCTATCAGGAATGCAGTAACTTCAGCCTTCGCACACGTGTATCCATTCTTTTCATCCCATGAACTTTTAGCACTAGAGAAAGCTGGAATTTGATAAAACTTGATTCCATTAAAATCCTGACTTAACTCATGATGTTTGTCTCCTGTGAATATGTAGAAGTTGGTATGATATGACCATTCATCTCTATATTCCATTGGGAAGATTGCAGCTAGCTTTGCTGGCTTTATTGCATCTCCATGATTGAACATTAACGCACTTTCTCCAAAGCTTATGTATTTTCTATATCTAGGAGAACAATCAAATGTTAATCTATCAGTGTTTCTGAAGTAGGTTTGCAACCATGTTATTAGATGCCATCCTACATACTCATCATGGTTTCCTGCTACATATACAACATCTACGTTATTTGAGTTCTGTAACAGGAGGGAGATCATTTGAACTTCATATTCACAGATCCTCTGGAAGGATTCATGATATGGTAGGATGTTAGTTTGTGGAGTTCCTTTTGTTGTAGTGTTTGTAAACTCACTATTAAACTCATCCGATCCAATGATGTAAATTAATTTTTCGAGATTATTTGACAGAGTAGCTTGGTTCAAAATTATTTCCACCTTCTCAAGTATACCACCAAATCTATCGTTTATGTTGTTATCACCATAAACATCATACTTGTTAAGATGTGAATCTTGTTTGTTAATTATAAGACAAGCATCGCTTTTCCCAACGATGTACTTAGGAGCAACGATATCTGGAGAACATGGTTTGTATTCATTTAAGAAATCTACAAAAGCATTTTGAAACACTTGACCTTCAGTTTTCTTACCAAGCCAAGCTTTCACTTGCCAATGTGGATTTGCACCATTACCCCAGTAGTTCTGGACATATTTAGTTATTTCCCATTTACTTGTATCAATCTTACACTTTTCAATAAGATCCTCCAGAGAACGAATTTCTTCTGGACTATTGAACACTATCTCACCTGTGCCCTTAATTATATCTTCCTCAAATCTTACAACAGCTTCTTCAAGCTGATCTATGTAATGTGAAACCTCTGCCTCATTTCTTACCACCTCACTCTTTCTAATTTCTTTTAATAACGCATCCACCTCATCTTCTGTAATCCCTAGTTTTTCTGCATAAAACTTTTTACTTTTCTTCCAGTTTAGCATTTGTTGTAGCTGTTCTAATAGATGCTGGTTCCCTACCATTGGACTAGATTTTAGTTAAAATTACAGTAAAGGTACGAACAATTTTTGAAATTCTCCAAATTTATTTAACCAAATAGATTATCTATAATAACCAACTTGGTTATAATTTAAACAAAAACTCCCAGGGTAGAAACCCCAGGAGATACCCTGTAAAACCAACAAAACAGGGTTTTTGATAATTTATGGTGCTACCGTTGTGGTAGTTGTGGTTGTATAAGAAGCACAAAGGTTAGCTATCTCACAGAATGCTGTAAGAAGGGAAACATTTGTTCCAATCACTTGTAACAATGTTTCTGCTAAAGTGACTGGATCCAACTCTGCATCAATCTTTTCTAAAACCAGATTCAGGTTATCATTAGTATTGACACCTGTGTTTGGCAGGTTTGGACCATTATAACATATTAAATTTGTTGATATTGGATAGCCAGCAAACCATCCGTTGTTACACTTCTTTGGGTATACAGTGTTGACAACCAATGGATTACATGGTGAACCTGGAGTACAAGCCATTTATTTAGAGTTTATTTGTTAAGGAATGTACATGATGTAGTAACAAGCAAGAACAGGCTGAATGTTGCTGTGTGCACCACCACTACCAGCATTAGCATTTGTTACAGTAACTCCTGTAACTGTACTACTAGATCGACCAATAGTTGCATCTGCCAAGGCACTTGTTCCCATTCTGTAACTAAAGTTACCAGACAAATCTACATAAGGAGATGCTGGTGCTGTAGAAGTTGGGCCAGATGTAAAAGGTATTGCTGCAGCATTATCATCTGCTAAAATCAAGTGTCTATGTCCAGGGTCTGTCACACTAGCTACGTGCGTGTGTGCAGGGATTTGAGAAGTGTTAAGTGTTACAGTGTTAGCACCAGCTGTTCCATTGAGAGCATAGTTAGGGTTTGTAGGAGTTGCTGGATCTACTACAGGATTCATAGGTCCACCACCTACACCAACAATAGCACCAACACCAACTCTACCACGTTTATCAGGCGTTCCATTTAATCCATTACAGAGGTAGATTTTCTCCCAGTCAGTTCCAACAATACCAGCACCTGTTACATCAAAATTTCCTGTGAGTGATCCATAATATTCAACCACTGTATAAGGAACCATTTTAGTAAAATGCTTAGTGCTAGATACAGTTGTGCTAGCAATGTAAGCAGCAATCAAACTATTAAGGTCTGCAAGCTTTACATAGTTAGTATCAACATCTAGAGCAAGAGCTGCAAGATCTACATCTATATCACAAAGTTTTGTAATAACTGCTTGTAATACAGCATGTGTATCTGAAGAAGATGTAACGCCTGTTAAACAGTCTACATCATAATCAGCGTTTAATGCAAGTAGGTCAGCAGCAATTAAATCAACTTGTACCTGCAGATCACAAGCAGCTTTGATAAGAGCTGTAATATAGTCATTTAATGTAAACTCACCACAATCAGGAAGATACTGCTGAACAAGATTACAAACAATTAGAGGATCAACAATAGGTTTAATTCCTACACCATTTAATGTAGATGTAAGAAACTCAATCAGAGATACCTCTACAAAATTAAGAGAATCTCCGTTTTGTATTCCTAACGCAGGAACATCTAATCCTGTATATCTTACACATTTATCTGAGACAATCTCAGTACATCCATTGTAACAATTTGAACAAGGCATCTTTATAATTTATTTATTGATTAATACTTTAACTCTACTAGCTATTCTTTCTATGGAATATGATCCAGCATATTCTGGGCTACAATACTTGTAAGTAAGTATTCTTTTGTAGTTGAGAAGATCCCAAATCACTGTTCCTGGAACAGGCCAGTTTAATTGAAACACAATATTGTTATATTCGTTCTTAGCTAATTCTGTAAGCTTGCAATCAATATCTGCAAGCAATGCAGGAACGCTAGAACAATCAACGCAATTTGTAAGCCTTGGATATAACATTTTTTATTCTTTTAGTAGCTTGTTTAATAGCATTGTTGCAAGCTGAACATAGACCGTTTATCAACTGACAGCCACATCCAACTTTAACACCGCAGTTTCTACAGTTTGCCATATTAATAGAAATTGTTTACATAATTGTTACCATAGCAATTACACCTATTTGCTATGAATTGGTTTAACATCATATTTGCTTGGTTGTACAGTTTGTTAGCTGTATCAATAGCACAATTATTTGCAGCAGCAATAGATCCTTGTATGAAGTAATAGATGCTGTTTAGATCTACCATCTGTTGTTTTCTAATAGCTGCATCACATTCCATCATATCAAGCTTCATGAATGCACTATCAAACTTCTCTTGAAGTTGATCAACACGCATTATTGTTTTCTGTACAAAGTTCTGATATGCAGGAGCAACAGAGTATTTAATATAATAAACCCCATCAGGAAGTGGTAACAGAGGATCACCAACTGAAGTTATTCCTAATGAAGCAGTAGTGTAAATGTTGAAGTCATTTATGTTAAATGGAAGGCTGACTAGACCAAATCCTGGAACATCTATCTCTATTGTAGGAGAGCTAACAGGAGGAGCTGCTGGGTAAGTTGATGCATCAGCAATACCCAACGTTTGTACGTTGTATGTAGGAATTACTAAAAAATCTAATTTCAAGTCTGCCATGTTCTTCTAAATAAATAAGCCAGAGGATTTGAGAAGATCCTCTCACCCTCTGGCTTAGGTTATATGATATTGTTTCTACCTCTTATTAAGGAACAAGAGTGGTAGTGCTTGAAGTTGTAGGCCATACAGTGGTAGTTGTAGATGTAGTGCTTACACAAGCATTATCATCAGCAACAAGACCAAGACCAGCCTCAAGAACAGCCTGAATTGCAGCACTCAAAGCTTGAGGAGCAGCAATGATTACAGTGCTATCTTCCTTGATGTAGTCACCCCAAGAATAAGCAGATTTGTCATATTCGTTGAACTTGATGTAGAAGGTATCATAGGTAGTACCGTCAGAAACCCAAGACTCAAAGTTCTCGTTGTAACCTGCCATTCTGTAAAGATGCTTCAAGTAACCTGCTTGATAGCTATAGAAGTTCTTCTCGAGCTGCTTGATCTCATCAGAAGTACCTGAAGGATAAGAAGCACGCTGAATAACTTGAGCATCAGCAACAATGTTACAAGCATCTGCTACGATGAAGTCAGCAGTAGTAGCTGGTCCACTGTACACGAAAGTACGGAACCACATTCTGTCATACTCCCAAGGGAATGCAGCAACGTCACAAGGCTGACCATACTTGGTAAGAGGCTTACCAGAAATACGTAAGATAGCGTTTGCATCGTTACCAATTCTTTGGAATTGATAGAAATCATTGAAGTTAATGTTGTCTGGGTTGTTACCAGGAGCCTGAAGAGTCAATTGATAGATGAACTGATCAATCAATGCAGGTACATCAACATTAACACAAGGGTCACCACCACACTCACAACAAGGAGCTTGAACTGTTACAGAGCGAGTGAAACCATTGAAATACAAAGTATCAAGGTAAGAAGAGTGTGCACGAAGTGTAAGTGTTACGATATCACCACACTGTACATTCCAACCAGATACATCTGTTACTTGGGTAGCAGGAAGAGGACAACCACTTACTTTGTACCACTCAGTAACGTTAGATTTACAGCTACCATCAATGCAACCAGCGATCTTATCAGAACGCTTTGAACCTTGAAGATATGTGTTTGTTCTACCTTGAGCTAAATAGAAGTATGGTTTAGCAGCGATGTTACCAGCGTTTGCAACACTGTAATCACTTCTAAAGATACCAAATTGACCTGCGGTCAAGTCTTGCGTAGAACCAGAGCTAGGTAGAGAGTTTCCTACTGGAACTACGAAGAGCGTAGTTAATGAAAAATCAGCCATTTTGTGCTATTTTAATGATTAAAAAACTTATTCGTTTGTCTGTATCCTATAGATTGAACTCTGGACAGCAGACTGATTTTCGGTGTACATTGCAAGGTTTTGAACTGTCAAGTCTAGAAGTTCATCCTCTAGATAAGTCTCAAGTTCGCAGTCTTGATTGAATGATGGTGTACCATCAAGCATGATGTATCCCTCTTTGTTAATATACTGAGGATACCTCATGTACATTATGTAAATTTTAGTTGGTGTGAACGTACCATCTGTAAAGACACTTATCTGATCAGATGATAAGAAGTTAAAGGTCTCTTGATATTCAAAAGATGGTTTGTAATGATCGTTATTCAAAATGAATTGCAAATCACCATGCTTTGCTAAATCTCTATTAACCCATATCACCCTGTCCTTACATCTTCCTTTATCAGCCAATATGTAGCTATCTAAATAGAACATATATTTAGGAGCCAATGCGTGCAATGATGCTCCATACTGATGAACCTCTTCGTTCATTAGAGTAAGATCAAGAGGTTGATGATTATAAGATTCTACTAAACTCTGGAGATCTTCATACCTTTTCTTAAAGGCATCCAATCCCAGACCAGAAACAGTACTTATACCATCAACCTTTTGCTTTATTAATTTAATCTGAGCTTCATTCAAAGCCAAGATTTTATCTTCTAATACTATCTGCTGATGTTCGTTGGTTGATAGCTTATTTAGTTTCTGATCTATCTTGTACAACAAACTATCTACAGGTATCATACAGAAGCTAATTTTTTACTTTTTAATTTTTGTTCTAGGGTGAGTAGTTCATCTTGATTATCCTCATCTGCAAGGAACTTTACCAATTCCTCTTCATCAATAGCCACTTCATATTCACCTTCGTATATTCTTCCATTAGGTTTAGTTCTATAAACCGAATGTGCCAAAGCTTGTTTAACTAAGTCTTTGATATGGAGTAAGTTTTCCTTCATATCTGCAAATCTTCCAAATATCTCAACTGGATTGAGACCCTGGTATTTACCATTCTTGAATTCTGTTTGTTTGAGGAGATTGTCCACTTGATTATACACAGCTTCTTCTTTTGTATCTTCTGTCACTGGTAAACCTAATAAACGAGCAACCTTTCTCTTTTTCTCAGGAGTCATAGAATCAAACTTAACAATAGCTTTATTGATAAGTTGTTTCTTCTTAAACATCACTGCATTTTCGATATCTTCATCAGCTACATAAAACTGTGTTTCTGCTGGAAACTCACCACGCTCCCAAGCTTGATAAGAGCTTGCGATTGTTGGGTGAACACGTAACCAAGCAAAAGCTAGTTCCTGTAGAGGAACAGAAAGATCGAAATAATTATCTCCATCTACAAGTTTTACTGGTTGTACATGTAGTGCATCATCTGTAGAAGTTGAGAGTCCATAGTTCCAAAACTTAGAACGTGGTCCAAGATCAATACCACCAAGGGCATTTTGAAGCTTGTCACGAAGAGCTGTTACACGCTCAATCTCAATTTCTCTTTCAGTAGGATCACCAATTCTTCTAATGTATGCAGCTTGTGGATCTAATCCTGTTCTATACTGACCATCAAGTTCTTTGTAAGGATACTTGAATACGCCTGTACCAGGGATTCTTGTTAGACCTTTTTGAGCCAAACCGCTTTGCATTGTCTGCAACTGTGAGCTATTATACTCCTTCTTAATAGTGGAGATTTTTCCTGTCTTACCCATATGTAGTTTATTTTAACTTGGTTTTAATCTGCAGATGGGTCCCATCGAAGGGAATGCGACTGGGAGACACCCCAATCCATCCATCTGTAGTTTGAGGAGAGCCCTCCAAAGGTGGGAGGTAGGGAGGAGGGCTCTTCTCGGTAGGAATTGTCTAGAGATACTATCTCTAGAGAGGTTATTAGAACTGTGGGATTTCCTCAATAAGAACTGTACGAGACAAATCCTCAATGAATACATCGCAACGGTCTTTCATCCAAATCTCATAACCAGGGAACTTGTTAGCAGAGCTCATACCCTGAGACTTAGCAAAGCCTAAGTGGTGACGAGTTCCATCAATATATCCCCAAGTCATTGAAGGTGCACCCTTCATTCTCACTTCACGGATGTTGTTCACCATTGAACCATCGCTCATTGGAGATACATCAAATACCATGAATACAGGAGTAGATTTCTTGTTCTGACCGAATTCAAGGTTAGATTGTGGAAGATCCAAC